CAGAGCCTTCCATGCGCCGCATGGAACCGGCCATGGAACCGGCCATCGTTGAGCAGACTCCTCCGGCAGCCCCGGAAATTCCGGCCATCCCGGAAGCCCAGCCAGCAGTTGCAACTGAAGCTCAAGTCGCAACCGAGGCTCCCCCGGCAGCAGCACCCGCCGCCCAACCGGCAGCCCGTCAGCGCCGAGGTCGCCGTCCCGGTGCCTTGCCGAACGCACAGGCTCGTGGGCAGCTTTCCCGCATGGTTGAAACCATGCCAGAGGGGGCGGAGCGGGATGCCCTACAGACGGCTATTAACGCCTTGGCGGCGCAAGACCTGCGTACCCTTGAGAGGGGTCGCCGGGAACCCTCCGCCAGAACGACCAGCAGGCAGCAGCAGGCGACTCAGGCCGCACCCCCGGCGCAGCCTAGGGTAGAGGCCGAGGCCGCTCCTACGCCGCCTCCGGCAGAGCCGCTGCGCAGTATCTTGGAGGATACCCCTCCCGCGTTTGGCAGGGCCGTTGGCGAAACTGCAACATTGTTGCGTTCTCCCACCGCGAGTCTGGTCAACTACGGCACGGCAAACCTCGGGAGGGCTGGCCAGAACCTCCTGTCCCCCGTCCCTGATGACGGGGGTCGGGCGGAAGTCACCGCCGCCTTTGCTGACCTTGTGGATAACTTCGGGCTTCCCAGAAGCCTTATCGAGGGAATCGAGGTCTACCAGAACACCAGCGAGGCGGACACTCGTGGCATGTTCTTCCGCGACGATAACGCGATGTCTCTGGCTGGGGAGTTTTTCAACCCCGCCAACTTCGAGACGCCGGGGTTCCGCGAGGCTCTTCGGTTCGTTATCGCACATGAACTCGGCCACAATCTCCACAATCGCCTTGGTTACGAGACGCCGAGGGAGACTCGCATCTCCTATCAGACGCTGACCATCAATGATGGCGGCGTAACGGCGGTGTCCGGTGCCGCCCCGCCGATGATTCGCGAGATCTTCGGCTTGCTCGCCAACGAGATGCGTACGGTCATTGTCCCGAACGCGACTCGCATGACGGAAGAGGGCATGGCTCCTGATGATGCAATCGCCAAGGCAACCAGAGAAGCCGGTGTCGCGACTCAGTTTGCGTATCCGTTCTTCTATATCGGTGATCGCCGCTTCAATGGGCCATATGGCAAGGACTGGGCGGCAATACAGTCCGAGATCATTTCTCAGATCTTTGCTATACATACAGTCAACCCGCAGTGGCTTGAGCAAAATGCTCCGCTTGCCTCTGCGTTTATCAATCGGGAGATTGCTCGAAATGAATCTGTTGCAGGAAGACAGGAAGTACCTTCACGAGTACGAGCAGAAGTTCGGACACCCAGTCCCGGCCTCGGTCTTGCGGAGCCGCCTGTTCGGGGCGGGGTTCGCGGCGAAGAAGTGGCTGGACAAGAACGAGCCGAACCCGGAGTGGGCGGCGAGGGCGAAGTACGTCGAGTCCGCGAAGGGCAAAGGAACACAGTTCTAGGCGGCGTCCGAGACGTTGCGCCTACCTTCTATAGTGCGGTTAAGAGTGCTGTAGATGCACTGAAGATGGCGAAGGCTCCGGGGCAACAATGGCTGTCCACCCTTCGCAATATCCCCGGCGTGAAGCCGGAGGAGATCGAGTACTACGACCTGCCCGAATGGCTGTCTTCGCAGACCGGCCCTGTCACCAAAGAGCAGTTACTTGACCAGATCAATCAGCGACAGATCGATGTCGTTGATGCCGTTGGCGGCGACAAGTATTCCTCATATACATTCCCGGGCGGAAGCAACTATCGCGAACTTCTTCTGACCCTGCCCCCGCGCAAGGGGATGACTAACTTCGTGAATGAGATGCACGACTTCAGTGGAGTCGAAAACATCCTCGCTCATGTTCGCGTCAAGGATCGTTCCGACCTCGACGGCAACCGCGTACTTCACATTGAGGAAGTTCAGAGCGATTGGCATCAGGCTGGTCGCGAGCGTGGTTACGGCGAGGAGTCTGGAATCCCTGATGCGCCGTTCAAGACTAGCTGGCCCGACCTCGCGCTGAAGCGCATGGTTCGATTTGCCGCAGAGAACGGTTACGACCGGATTGCTTGGACAACTGGCGCAGACCAGAAGTTCCGTTACGACATTCGTCGCAACTTCAGCGAGGTTCTCTACAAAAAGAACCCCAACGGAACCTTTCATGTCAGGCCGCTAGACAAGTCCGGCGAGATCGTTGGCGAGCAACGGTCTGTGAAGCAGGGCGATCTCTCTAAGTCTATTCCCAAGGTCGTCGCAGAGAGAATGCTGAACGGCGAGGGAACCCAGTCTCAGGGTCGAAATCGTGGATTCACGTCCATGACCGGAGACCTCCTCGACTCTGGCGATGGCTTGATAGAGTTTTACGACAAGCAGCTTGTTAAGCGAGCCGAGAAGTTGTTCTCGAAGCTTGGCGGCAAGGTCAGCATCGGCGAGCTTGAGGTCAAGCCGGAAGGCTCTGACGACTACAATTACTCTTCTCCAAGCAAGAAGTACGCGAGGCAGGCTCTTGCGGACGGAGCCGAGGTGGATGTCTACCTCGATGACGAAGGCTCGTTTAACTTCATCGGAACCGCAAAAGACTCTGATGAGCTTAATAGCCTGACGGCTGAATACGGCGATTACGCCGAATTTGAATTTCAAGTCTCCTTCCCGGAGGCCATGGAAACTAAGCGCGACTTCATCTTCTTGGATATTCCGAACTCCCTGAAAGACGCCGCTGTCTACAAGGGCTTCCCGCTGTTCATGAATCAGCGGAACTCAGCTATTGCGTCTGCTGTTAATAGCGGCGCATTCGGCAGCATCGGTCACGCAGTTGACTCCATGCAGACGATTATCAATTCGTCTCTCGAGCAGGCAAGGCCGACTAGCATCTACAACGGTGCGGATGAAACGCTGCGCGACACGCTTACGCGCAGGTTCGTCAACTCGTTCTACCGGCTTGAGCGTTTCCAGAAGGAGATGGCCAAGAGCATCGGTCTGGAGCGAATCTCCGATGAGATGGATGCGGCAGGGCAGATCGAGCGGTTCAGCGGTCAGGTGACCGAAGATGAGCGTCAGATTCAGCGCAAGTATCTTGAGCCGATGATGAAGTACGTCTTCGACAAGAAGCTCGACTACAACATGGTGAATCTGTTTGCGTATGCGCGTCACGCCCCGGAGCGTAATGCTGACATCGCAAGAAAGAATGCCGCTCGTTACGACGAGCTTCGCCAAAAGCTTCTCGACAAGTACGATGGCGACCTCAGCAGGGCAACCCTTGCCGAAAGCAAGGATCTTGAGCGTTACCTGACTATGAAGGAGCGGTTCGCCGATCGCGGCTCTGGCATGTCCGATAAGGACGCCGCCGAAATCATGAATCGCTTCCGCGACGAGGGCAAGTACGACCAGTACAACGCTGCGATGAGCTATGTTGATGACCTCGTCAAGTCAACGCAGCAGAAGATGGTTGCCGCTGGCCTCATCGAGGAGGAGGTCGTCGGCACTTGGAATGACAAGTTCTCGTCATACGTCCCGCTCAGTGGTTGGGCTATCGACGAATTCGATTCGCCGCAGAACAGCCCGATGCGCGTTGGTCGCGGTTTCTCGATTGGCGGAAAGGAATCCCTTGCCGCACTCGGACGCCAGACCATGGCGTTCCCGCCTGTCACCAATGCAATCAAGCAGGCTTACGAAAAGACCATCCGCGCAAGGAAGGTTGAGGTTGGTCGTCGGTTCCTGAATCTTGTTCGTACCTTCAAGGACGACACGCTTTGGGAAATCATCGACAAGGACAACCCGATCTTCAACCGTTATATGGATGCCAAGAAGGACGCGGTGCTGCTACGTCGGCAGACCACTCGCGGCCCGGGCGAGGACTTCTTTGAGGTCAAGGAGAACGGCCAGACCGTCCTCATCGACATCAAGGACGACAAGCTTCGTCGCGCAATGCTCAACCTTGGCGCTGCCGACATGGGCGATGTCGTAAACGGCATTCAGAATACGTTTGGCCGCGTGACTTCGTTCCTCTCGGGAATGACCACCCGCTGGAATCCGGCATGGTCTGTGATCAACGTGCCTCGCGACTTCATGGCTGGCATGATCAACCTTGTTGCCGAGGCAGATCTGCAAGACGGACTCATCAAGGGGGCTGGCAAAGTCAACGGAAAGACCGTTACTCAGGCGGCCATCTCTGATTACGTCAGCCTCAAGTACCACAAGGCACTCAGCCGATACCTTGAGAACAAGGCTGGCAATACCGCCGAGGACAACTTCGTCAAGGAGTTCTTCGAGGACGGTGGCGCTACAGGCTACGTTCGCAACTTGGATGCCCGAGAGCTGCACCGCGATCTTCAGTCGAGCATTGACCTGCTCGGCGAGTCCGCCGGGATTGAAGGGGTTGCTGCAACGACTCGCATCAAGCGCGGCCTCAATGGCGTCAAGAATGCAATCGAGCATTTCAACGACATGACCGAAAACGCAGTTCGCGTTGTCGCCTACGTCAATGCTCGCAAGGCTGGCGTGACTAGAGATAGGTCGGCTCTTCTCGCCAAGAACGTGACGGTGAACTTCAACCGTCGTGGCGAAGCTGGGCCGCTAATGAACTCGCTGTACATGTTCTGGCAGGCGAGCATCAACGGCAACCTTCAGTTCTTCCGCACGATGTCATCGGCTGAGGCGCGTAAGGTTATGTACTACGCCGCTGGCGCAGCAGCCGCTGTAACCATGTTCAGCATCGCTTCTAGCGACGAGGAAGAGAACGGCAAGACGGAGTGGGAAAACCTTCCTGACTACGTCAAGGAGACTGGCCTTCCCATAAAGATCCCGGGAATGCCGATGCTCGTTATCCCGCTGCCTTATGGCTACAGCATCCTGACGTATGCCGCCATCAAGGCGACTGAGACGCTTTCTGGAATCGAAAGCGCAGGCGGGTTTGCGTCGAAGGTGCTTGGCAAAATCGTGAACGACGTGATGCCGCTTCGCCTTCCGGGCGGGGACAAGGCTGGGCTTGATCTTGAGGCGACGGGAGTCGTTAAGGCCATCACCCCCACGGCGGTTCGCCCCTTGGTTGACTTGGCCATCAACACGGACTTTGCCGGGAATCCTATCTACAAGGAGAACCCGGAGTTCGCGAAGGTCAAGATGCCGGACTCCGCGCTGCATCGTCGTGGCACTACGGACGCAGCGATTGCGTTCACAAACCTGATGAACAAGGCGACTGGCGGTACCTCGTATCAGCCGGGGCTGATTGATATCAATCCCGACTCAGTCGAGTACCTGATTGGTGAAGTATTCGGCGGCGCAGGCCGCACCCTGATGCAAGCCTATGGCGTTGCGGAGAAGACCGCCACCGGGAAGGATATCGAGATTCGTCAGATTCCAATCCTGAACAAGGTCGTGAAGACAACTACTTGGACGATGAATCCCGGAGACTTCTACGACCGCATCGATTCGGTCTATCGCACTGAGGCGGAGGCCAAGACGCTGCGCGGCTCTGAGCGTGGTGACTTCTTAGATGAGAATAAGGTCGATTACCGCGCATTGCCGCTGGCGAAGTCGGCGCAGTCCCGGCTACGCAAGCTGTATGAGCAAAGAAAGAATATACAAAATTCAACACTCAGCGAGTCCGATAAGGAAGAGCGTATCGAGAGGGTAGAGCTTGAGATACAGAAGGTGTACGACACCTTCAACTCAGGCTATCAGAGAATTTTGGACAGAGAGGGCTAGTCGAACTCGCCGTCCAGAAGATGCAGCTTGAACACCTCGATAAGGAAAAGGATTTTCGCCTTATCGGTGGTGTTCGCGCTGCACGTTATCTGAGCATCTGTGTCCATCGACAGGATTAGGAGTTCTCTCTTCCCCTCGTAACCCTTGTGAGCGTCTAGGATTTCGTCATCTGACGGATAGATCGATACGACCTTGCTGCCCTTTGCCATCGAAGAACACCTCATCCACAATGCTGGCCTTGACTCTAAGGTGGTCTATGTCTGGCTGGACATATTGAGCCGCCATACTCGGCGTTGCCCAGCCGCCTAACGTCATCAGCGTCTTCAAGTCTGACCGCTTACCGACCTCGGTAGCCCACCCTCTCCTAGCAGAGTGTACGCCATAGCCGTCGAGTCCCGCAGCCTTAACGGCGCGTCTCCAAGTGTCAGAATACATGCGCTTATACGGCTCACCCCGTTCATTCACAAAGACAAACTCTGGGTGCGGGGTCGTGTTGCGGACGAAAAGGAGTATCCGCATGGCGGACGCGGAAAGCGGGATGGTCAGTTCCTTCCTAGCCTTCATGCTCGACGCCTCGATGCGAATGCACCGGGAGTCGAAGTCCACGTTTGCCCACTTGAGTCGGCAGATGTTTATGCCGCGCAAGCCGGTCGCTATCGCAAACTCGATAGCCCTGCCCAGAGATGGCGGCAACTCTTCAATAAGCTGCTTGGCTTGGTCTGGCCGCAGTACTGGCCGACTCGGAGCTTCCTCCGGCAGCGGGTCAACCTTTGGTATGCGGTCAATCCATTCCCTCTCTAGGGCAAATGAGAAGATTTGCATCAGTTTCTTGGTCGCGTCGTTGACCGACGACGACTTCATGGTCGAGCGAGACTTGACGATATCCCTCGCCCGGGTGACCTGTGCCTTTCCGATAGACCTGATTGGGTGTCCGGAAAAGAACTTCCCGTAAACCTCGATGGCCCACTTGATTTTGTATCTGGACTTCTCCGCTATCGGGGCGGAGTTCTTGTATTGCCAGAAGGCTTCGACTGCCTGATCCCAAGTTAGGTCTTGGTTACCAAAGACTGAATGTTCCATTTTAGGTCTCCATTGAATTCCAACAACGCTTCGGGTCTGACCAGCTCGCCCTGCGAGGCTGCGTAAGACTTCTTCGGCCCAACATTCTTTAGCCTATCAGGCTTCAGTAGCTCGACCGCCGACATCCATCCTGCAATTCTATACTCCGGCATCTGGCCGATGACAAGAACGAAGATGTCCACTTCCATCTTTTTCCACGGAACGGCCAGAAGCATACCGTTCTCTCGCCACGTAGACTTCACATCTACGGTGTGGCCGGAGGGCAGTATGCAGTCCACCGCCTTCCTCTCCCCGACATCTAGGTCAGGGTAAATATTCATCGCCTTGCAGAAGGCTATCTCTGCGGCAGCGCCTTCTCTGTCTATCTTGTCGTCAGCGATGTCGCTGACCTTCATGTTGCGCAGACCGTCCTGCCTCGAACGCTGATGCCTAGCCTTGCCTATGTAGGTAGCTAGTTTCTGCTCCGCAAGATTTAACTGCACAAACATTACGCAAGAACGTCATCTATTCTGGCAAGCAAAGATCTAGCCTGTGGGCTTCTATTGGCCCCTATGAGGGGTCTAGCGGCAAGCAATAGCCAGTTGACATGCACAATCTCTTGGCTTGCCTGAAGGAGCAGGTCGCGTTCCCGCTCACTAAGTTCTGGGTTTTCCGCCGCAAGGCGGATGTCGTCTATAACTGCCATATGCTTTCATTGTGTGCCTGTTGAGCCGAACCCTCCGGCCCCCCTGACTGTATCAGAAAGCTGCTGTCCGGCAACTAGCACAAGGTCGGGGATTCGAATGACCATCAACTGGGCAATTCGCATCCCTTTAGTGACGGCAAAGTCACGAGCCTTATTGACATTGTGAAGAATCACGCCTATGTCGCCTCGGTAGTCCGAGTCGATAAGCCCGGGGCTATTCAGTACGGTTACACCGTTCTTCGCGGCAAGCCCAGACCTAGGGAGAATCAAGCCAGCGAACCCGGGCGGTATCTCAACCGATGTCCCGGTCGAGATTACTCGCCATTCCCCCGGGGGGATGATTACCGGAAAGTCTTCCGGTGAGTTAGCGATCAAATCGTACGCAGCGGCTCCAGATGTTCCCTGATGCGGCCTGTTCCCTAAGAACTTAACGTAGACGTCGCTGTCAATCATCATCCCTTGTTTTCCTAAGAGCGTTTTCCCTGACAATCTTTATCTCCTTCGGAGCGTCGAAGCCGAAGTAGATGATGGGTTCTTCTGTAGAACCCCACATCACATGCTTGACGCTGAGGACTCGAATCGTCGTCTCCTCAAGCTTGACGTACGGACTTTGCGGGGAGAACTGAACAAGCCTCCAGTCCGTCTTGTCCCATACGTCCGCGTAAACTCTGGGCCGATCAAAGCTATCGATTACCGAAGTAGCCTTGATCGCCCAGTCGCACGAACCGACGAGGTCATCTGGACTAATGTTGCGTCCAATATAAACCACATCGTTCAGTCGTCGGTTCAGTACAAGCATAATTAAAACGGATCGTCTTCGAAGTCTGGCTGTGCGGCAGGAGCTTGCCGACCCTTGGGTGAACCCTTCTCATCCGGCTTATACGGATCAGAGATCATGCCGGAGAAGTTAGGAGCCTTCTCATTTTCGCTCTGGTTAACCCAGAGGGCAATAGAGATTTTCTCCCCAGCCTTGATTGCACGATGCGCCGTGAAGTGACCGCGAACGTAGGGCTGCTTGCCGCCACGCTCATACTTGTCGTTCTTCCACAGGGCAACCTTACCGTCTTCCTTATACTGGCTCATTCCAGAATCTCCACTTGATATGCAACAGTCGCCTTCTTTCGGTAGGAGTCGAGAGTGCGACCTTTACTCTCCAACAACTCATTCAGGTTCAGTTCCTCAAAGACAGCCTTGTAGTCAACTGAACCCTTACGCTCGATACGGGATATCTTAACAGCACCGTTTGTGCATGAGCCATGCTCAGTGCCAACCTTCTGCTTGAGTTCATCGAACTCCTTGCGAATCGGAGCGGATGCCTCGTCAAGTTTCTTGAGTTGGGCAGCGAGGGTGGCCAAACGGAGCATGGAATCGTTCGCGATGAAGGCGACCTTGTTCTCGCTGTCAAGGAACGGCTTGCACAGTTCCTCATCAGCGACGATGCGAAGGTAGTCTTCGTGGAACGCTTTCAACTTCGGAAGGACTGACTCAATCCACTTCGGGTCTCGCTCAAGACGCTCGACATGTGCGTTGTCATCGCTCATCCAGCACACGAAGTCGCACCACTGCGTCCCGGTGACTTCCATCACCAGACGGCACTGCGCCTCGTAGTACGGCTTGTCTTTGAGCGTGTACACGTTCTTTGCGTAGTACGGGGTCTTGACCTCGATGCACCCATCGAAGCCAACGAGTCCGTCAGGGGATGCCCCTAAGAACGGAATGTCGTTGTGAGTAATGAAGCCAACCTCATCGACCATGTAGCCTCGATTGACCTCGAGGTAGCGCCGACCGTAAGCCTCATGCTCCTGCCCGTGCTTGGTTGCGGC